AGCAGCCGCATCAGCGTCATCAAGCAACGCTCGACCTGCTGCAGTGCAAGTAATTTCTTCAACTACACCAGCACCTGCTGTACTACGTCCCAGCAAACGGTCTGTTGCTGTAACGTTTTGAATTTTGCCATACGTTATTGCGTCGTCTGCAACCGCAGTAGTGCCAATTTTTGTTGTACTACTCTGGTCTAACTTGTCTAGGTCAATAGTGTTGACGTCGATTAGGTCTAAACCAGCGTCTATTAAATTTTTGGTTGTGACCTTTTTGGTTTCAGAACCGCTAATGTCAGCGATTGCCAGAACGTCAACGGCTGCAACGCCGGCTTTAGACAGCTCAGTAAGCTGCGTTATACGTTGGTCAGCCAAGGCGTTACTCCGTTGACAAGGACATTTGCTCTTAGTTTAGTCCGTTACTTCCTGAAGGAGGAAGCCCAGACTTTGCTCAACCTTGATGCGGTCGTCATCTTGTTTCAAGATGTACTCAGAAGGCTTGCCAATCACCAGCTTTATTTCACCTGTCGTAACAAAATCAACGGTGCATGACACTACACCGCCTGCTTCAACGCTGACTCCAGTAGAAGTTGTAACACCAGTTGTCTGGTAAAAAATATTTGGAACGTTTGGATCAACCTCTTGGTCAGTCAAGTACAAAGCAATATCAAACGCGCACCCAAGATCAAGTCGCTGAATAATTTGCAGCATAAGCATAGGAGCTTCTACTTCTCCCTTTGCTGTGTAGTCAAAAATACACTCAACTCGACCGCTGCCACTAATTAACCCTGCGCTATGCTGTTGTTTATACTTGTCAGAGAGAACTGTGAGATCAACTGAATCGCGAGAGGTGTTAAATTCGTAGCGCGATACATTGCCAAGAAGATTAAACTTAGCGTCTCGTACGCTAATGGTTATTTCAATAGGATTGCCTGCAAATGCTTGTAATTGAATTTCAGCAGCCCTGTTATTATTTATTGAGTCTTCAAAACTAGAAAATAACCTTAGTCCACCAGCTTGGTTAACGTTAACGTAAGCACTAAAAGTGTCTTCAATTGTTGCGCTACTCCAGTTTGACGCAGCAATAAACGCAAGTCCACGACTGTCTACTGTTGATATATCAACACGATCACCAGTTATTATGTTGTCAACGGCATTGTCAACACCAACACGCTCCAAAACCGTGTTGACGTCGTCTGGACCTATAGAGGCTTTGATGCTCCCAAGAAAAGCATCAGTGCCCCGACGCAGCCTGATATTGCCGTAATTGCCAAGATAAAAAGCCATTACGCAATTACGCCATTTTCTTCAAAGTCTCCATCAACAGTAAAATTAATCGGAACAACACTTAATTCGCCAGTGCTAACTGAAACTGAAGCTGATGTAATGTAAGCGTTTACAATAATATCATCACCTGCTTCTCCACCAACGTTAAGTGTTAATTTAACCCTGTCGTTTGACTCAATTGCGCCTCGCTTCATAATCTTGCCAAGCAATGTCGTAAATTCTGTGCTGTCTTCTTCTGTAGGCACTCTGTAATACAGCAGAGTGGCACTGCCTGTAGCACTTTTGACGCCAGGGGTAAAAGTGTTGACAGAGCTGTCAATGCTGTTTGTACTTAACAGCTCAACAGTAGTCTCAATTGACCAGTCACGAATCTTGGCAACAGTGTTAGAAGCAGAGCCAACCTTGATTGACCCCGTACGTCCAGTGTAAAAAGGCATAACAGTGTCTAGGACATTGCCACTATCTTAGCTCACCTCAAACTTGCTGCTACGAAAATCAGCAATGTGAGCTCGCGTTCCACCTGACTCCTCAAAGCACGGGTACTCAACCGCTTTAACGCTCAGCTCACCCTCTTCTTCTATCGAAAGCTCTGTAACCCTGAAAACACGTTTGTTGGGCTTTTCGCTGCCCATAACGAACATCCAGCCCTCATATCCACTTAAAGCAGAAGCCGTACTAATGCCTTTGTTTGTAGTTACAACAGAAGCCGTTTCGCTTTCCACCTCTCCAGTCAAAGGTTTATAAAGCAAAAAATTAAAATTTTTACCAGTGGTTTCAGCGTCTTGCCTGCTTACTGAATTGCCTGCCAAAGGTGAATTTAACGCTCCACCCTTCATGATGATCCCTGACGAGTAGTGGTCCCAATCTTTAATGCCAACGTCTACATAAATAAAAGCTCCTGGCTCTAAACCTGCCTCAGACGGCAACGTTCTAAATTCAATCCCTTTCTTCACATAACGACGTTGGTTGCAGAGCAATTTGCCAAACATAATTGCTTGACTTCTGTTAGTAACAAATTGACTTACGTCAAAAGTTTCTCTTGTGTTTTGATCGTCGTTTGCTGAGGATGTGTCGTTTTCCAGCAATCTAACGTTTACACTTTTGTTTGTAGTAAATGTTTTAGCAGAAGTAGAGTCTCTGTAGATGACTGATGCAATAAGGTTTTCCGTGCTGTCTGTAGCGTTTAAAAACTCTTCTTTATATGATCCTTGTAAAATATTTCCAGTGGTAAAAAGCGCTGAAATGTTTACATTTACTGGAAGACCGTTAGGGTCACTAAATTCTCCACATTCATCTATTGGAATTGCTGGCACTAATGTATCTTTACCGTTTTTTCGCGCAAGCTCTAACAAGCTAAATGGAGCTGCATTAACCCAAAATTCACGCCACGAACCAGGATCTGCAATAACCCCGTCCATGAATAATTTGTTGTTTACGCAAAACGCTTTAGCTAGCTTTAAACTGTCAAAATCAATATTTTCACTGGTAATATACTTGCCTACTCCATTGTCCTCGTCAAGCAAAGTGTCAACAAAAATGTCTGGAGCGTAACTGCTACTTTTTGTTGGTGGCGTCTTGTTTGGCTTCTCTACAGTGCGACATAATTTTCCTTTTTGCACCATTGTGCTTATACTTCGAAGATCTTGAATGTTGCGACCAGCAAAAACGCCTAAAGACATTGTTTGCATTTTTTTGTACTTGCTGACGTAATCTAAATCAAGCTGTTGCTCAGTTACTGCAGTTAAAGCAATTTCTGGGCCAGACTCAAAACTAAATGCTACTTGAGTGTCTGAATTGACAGAAAACATATCCCATTCATTAGTTAGATACGGACCACGTTCTTTTTCGGCAGGGTAATAGCTTAAAGAGTCACCGCCTCTTTTGACTTTGCGCCCCACAAAATTTATGTAGTTCAGCGTGTTGTCAATTTGAATTGTTTTAGACTTATCAGTATTTTCTAAGAAAAAATAACTGTTAAAAGGTCTAGTTTCATACTCAGCTCGCACATCAAAAACAGGGTCAAATTTAAACTCCCATTCTGTTTGCAATTGACTGTAAAAAATAATTTGTGTGTAAAATTCAGCTTCACTGCCATGCCTAACAACAAACATGTAAGGTATTTCGTTCCAGTCAGTTCTGTCTGTTTTGGACTGCCTATAAAACATCCTAAAAAATGCCATTCGGCTTTTTACGCCATTATCAGACTCGCTATATCCATCGACTTTTCTGTCCCCGTATTCTTTTTGTCGTCCTGTAATACGCCTAAACAATTTAGTTTTAAGCGAAAAAATTACTGCATCACACGCACTAATTGTGTTGTATGTCGCGGATTCTGCTTTTGTCAAACACTTAGTAAAAAAGTCATTATCAATACTGTTCAAAAAATTATTAGGCCAATCGTCTAAAACAAATTCAAGGTCAATTTTGGCTTGCTTTTTTTGTCTATTAAGATCTTTTAAAGCTGACCTTATAGCTCTAGTTCCTACGCGATCTGTAATCTGCAAATCGTCAGGAACTTGATCTAAAAATTCGTCAATTAAATCTATATCAGCTTCAATAATATTAATTGCGTCTGCTCGTCTTCTGTTAAGCAGCGTTTCTATGCGCCTAGATACTCCTGCGTTATCTTTGTTTTCTGCTAACTGTTCACTTTTAAAGTCTTCAAATTTTGCGTTTTCAAAGTTTGTATCTCGGTTTAACAGCTGTCTTGATTTATTTTGGGCTACTGACGACGAAGTAAGTGCGTCTTCTTTTACTCTAGTGTTAACTTCATCTAGTCTTGTTTTGCTGTTTTTACGTACATCTTGTTTTTCTTGTTGAACTTTTGCAAGTCTATTACGCTTGGCTTGTAATTTGTCATCTTCAGGGAAAACATCTGTACTGGTTGTGCCTTGAACACCTGTAAAATTAAATAAATTTACTGTTTCTTGCGAATCTATGTATGCAAACGTATAATAATGACTAACTCTTTCTCCAGTACGATTTTCAAATTTAGCCTCTTCAACTCCTTTAAAAAATCTTTTTTCTCTTATTCTTCTACTGTCGGTAGGCCCAAATCCATCTCTAGCCAAAAGATTATCTATAAGACTGTTTCCGTTTTCATCTAAACCTACAGCTAAACATGTTTGATTCTCAAGCGGAAAGTCGAATCGAAAATTTTTAAATGGAACTACTTTTCCCCTATCGTTATTGTATGAATCTATACGTTCAATATAGCTAAAAGATCGATTTATTATGTCAGTGTCCGCTCCATCAAACACGCCTGCTTTTATATCCTCGACAAGCCTTACAAGCGCTTTTTTCTGTTTCCTTGCTTTTTTTCTTATTTCTTTTGTTGTTATTGTCAAATCAATTAGCTGCCCTTGAGCGTTAACAGGCTCGTCCGCGCCCACTTGGTCTCTAACATCTTGGGTGTACTTTATCGATCCAGCTTTGGGAAAATTTTCTACTCTTTGAGTTAATTGGTTTGTTTTATCAGTGTCACTGCCATTTTTAATATTAAAATCTAAATCTACTGTTGCTACATACTCAGGCTTCCATGCAACTCTTAAGGATGGTGTTATCTCACCATTGCTTACCGGGTCTGAGAAATCTATATTGAATGAGCCTGCTTTAGCTGTCAGGCCTCGAACTTCTTCTTCATCACCGGTCAAAATGTCCAGTGCTTCTTGAAATTTACCTTCAATAATTTCTAGATTTTCTTCAGAAATTGTGCTGTCTTCTACAGGCACAGTAACACCTATGCCCGATACTTTAAAATAAATTTTTTCGTCTTTAAAAACCAAAGGCGTTTTGGTTGTGTATGGAGTAGCAGGCGCTTTGCCCCCTTCTACACATACAAATTTAGCTCGCACTGAATTGTCTTCTGTAAGGATTCTATCCTCTCCGAGATAACTATGAAGTCTAAACTTAGCCGCACCAAGGATATATGTGCTGCTAAAATCTAGTGCTTCTAGCGTTTGATGTCGCAGATTTTCAGCAGTTTTTCTAGGCACATCGTCGTCTCTTTTTTCAGTTGTATCATCAAAATATAGAACAATTTTACTATCTTCCTCAAAAAACCCTTTAACTCCGCTGGAATTACTTGCATTCTCTATCCATAAATTATTGTCTGCTGTGTCTTTTTTTAATTCAATACCTATATCGTGTTTTTCAGTTTTACCTTTTTTGTTGCGGCTAGTTACTCGTACGTTGATAGGTATTGAATCATAAACTCCTAGGCTTGTAAATGAAGACGGCGTATACGCTTGGCTATAGCCTACTCTGGTGGTTGCAGAACTTTCTAAATCTCTGTTTAAACATAGGAAAGCTAAATCAACGTCTGGCTCAGCAGACTTTAATAATTCTGGATAACGAGTTGTGCCCGCAAACCCAGACACGCCGTCACTAAATTTAGCGGGCTTGTCTAGACCTTCAAACACATAAATACTTTTTCGGTCTAAATCAGAAAAAGCTAGCTGACCAAAAGCTGTTCTTGTATAATCTATTTGCTCTATTTGTGACGCGCCAAGGGCTACTGTTAGGCGCATAAACTGCGACGAACCAAAGCTATCAATTGATGACCATAGTAAAGAACCGTTTACACGAACATTGCCCTTAGCGTTATCATCATTATTTGTGTAAACAAGGTTTACTGGATCTCCATATTTAGCAAGATCTTGTGCGCTGTTAAAACCAAAACTAGGCGCAAATCTTTTTTGTCTGCTTCGCCTACTAGCATCTGGAATTTCTGGCTTAGGCGCCAAAAGCGCCGCTCCAACTTGAAATAAAATTCCTACAACTGTTAATATTATTGAAACAGTAACTGGATCGGTACCAGGACCGTTACGAATATCTAAAGCAGTGCCAATCTTTGGGTCTACATACTCTTGCTGCGCAACAAGAAAATCAAGATATTCTTCTTTAGTGACTCCCAGCGCTTCGATCAGCTGGTGCTCGTAGGGAAGAAGCTTACGCATCAGTCAATCCAGAAGTAGTAAGCAGAAACGCGAGAAATTGGAACGCGAATGACCCGTTTGCCAGCAGAAATAAAAACAACGCTGCCGTTAACAACGCTACCTAAAGCTGGGCTTGTTGGATCGGCCAGCAAAGCTACCGCTCCATGT